TTGTAGGTGAAGTTGCAAAAGTATGATTACCCATCTGACCATGTTGTGAACATTGGTAGTATAAAATATTTGGTGTATCGCTATCAACAGCAATCATTGTGTAAGCACCAGCTTGTCCTGGTGTACCATTAGTTGTAACACCTGTTGTAAATCCTGTAGTCTTACTAGCATTGTTATAAAATAATAAAGGGTGTCCTGAGTTTGATGCATCAGCTTGATCAAATTTATAATGATAAGGTTTAGAAGTATCATTACCTTTTATTTCAATAATAGGTGATTCTATCCCATTGATAAAATAACCATTAGAACTACCTACACCATTATAAGGGTGAGCTGCAGTTTTAGCTGCAACTGTTACGGTGTAAATTATAGGAGTAGATGACGATGCATATGGACTTAAAAATCCTCCACCACCTGAATCTTTACTAATAATCAGATTTCCGTTTTGATCATTTATTGTATCTACTTTTAATATACTGCTCATAATTTATCCTATTTTAATAACTTCATCCCAAGTTTTAGTTTCTTCATTCCAATTATAATTCTTTTCATCATCTGGTTTAGCAGTTGGTGCTTCCCAAAGACAAGATGTTTCGTTTAATGTCCAACTTGGATAAGGTTGAGGCTCATAAAAAGCATCTTTTATACTGTCATAAGTCCAACCAACACCAGCATAATTTTTTCTTAATGCTTTTGATTGATCTTCACTTGGAGTTGGAGGATTTGAATTAGCAATATAATGAACTCCTCCGTGTGTATTATAAGAAGTTTGTATCCAAACTCCTACTTCTCCATCAACATAACTATCTATAAATTCTTGTTCAGCAACAATTACTCTTTGAACAATATTATTTTTAACTTTTGCAAAATGTGCCATTATAATTGATACCTCACTATTACTACTCCAGATCCACCAGTAGGCTGTGTTCTACTATTTGAACCACCACCACCAGAACCACCGCCAGTATTAGCTGAACCTGAAGATGGAGAACCACCTGAGTTTGATCCATTACCTCCGCCACCACTACCGCCAGAACCTGCAGTAGAAGAAGTAGAACCTCCACCACCTCCACCACCTGATCTTGTGACTGATGAACCAGTTATTGAAGATGAAACTCCATTTCCGCCATTTCCGCCTGAGCTTTCACCATTACCAGCTCCGCCTTGTGCGCCTGCACCTCCGCCACCGCCTCCACAGCCACCACCTACATTGTTAGCACCATCGCCACCATTATAGCCTTGACCTGAAGTTCCTGAACCACCACTATACGAGGTACCACCCTCTGAACCTGCTCCACCTCCGCAACCACCTGAAGCACCTGAACTATTATATGTACCACCATAACCACCACCATTTGATGTAATACCATTAAATGATGAGTTACTTCCATTGTTTGCACCTGAGTTTGAGTTACTGCCAGAAGTAGAACTTGAACCGCCACCACCGATAGTTACTGTGTAGTTTCCAGCAGAAATTGTTTGTTTAGACTCTGCACTAGCGCCTCTTCCTGAATTTTCTCCAGTTACTGAACTTCTGTAACCGCCTGCACCTCCACCACCTGAGTGTCGTCTTGAACCAACTCCACCACCACCTGCAACTACAACATATTCAACATTAGAAAGTGTTAGACCTGAAGGTACTGCAAATGTACTTGATGAATTAAATGTATGAATTCTATAACCACCTGAACTAGATATTGAGCCTCCAGTAGGTACATTTAAAACTGTTTTATTAACTCCTGATGAAACATTTCCTCCATCAGCAACAGTTATTGTAATAGTATCTCCTGCACTTTGATTATAGACAGCACTTGGTACTGCAACAGTCACTTGATTAGAACCATCTAAACTTTGATTAGATAAAGTTGAAAGTGTCGTACTACTTTCTTTAAAAATAATATCAACTGTTCCATCTGTATTCGTAGCAGTTATAGTTAAATTACTAGCAACTCCAGTATAAATATTTCCTGATACAGATAGTGAAATAGGAGGAAGTATTGTTATTGTATATTGTCTTGTAGCAGTTTCAGAACCATCTGTTGCTGTAACTGTAAATGTTGATGTAGTGTTTGAACTTACTGCATTTGCTGTTCCAGAAAAAGTACCATTAGAATTTAAAGTTAATCCTGCAGGTATTGAACCTGATGTTACTGAAACTGTTGGTGAACTATCGCTATCTGTAAATGCAATTGGTGTTAAGTTTGCAGATGATCTACCACTATCAACTAATGTCCCTAAAGAACCAGCAGCAGTACTAAATACTGGTGTAGCATTTATTGTTAAAACATCTGAAATTGTACTATTTAGAGTTGAAGGATTTGTTACTTTAAAACTGTAAGGCTCGTTTGCATTAGTTAAAGATGTGGGTGTAGTGATTGTAATTTGTGTAGAACTATTAACAGTAGTTGAAGCTGGAGTATATTCTGTTGCATCATTACCAATAATTTTAACAGCTAAGCTAGTAGCATAAAAACTTCCAGTTAAAACAATTGTTTGATTAGATCCTAAAGTACTTTCACCTAGTAATGTTGGATTTATTGATGAAGTTGTAGGTGCTACATCAATAGGTTTAAAAGAAGTACCATCAAAATATTCAGCTAATCCAAGTGATGAATTAAATCTTACTACACCATTTGTATTTACTCTTTGTGCAGTAGTTCCAGTTGGAAGTACAATACCATTTGTACCACCAAAATTAGTTTTACCTGTACCGTTAGGGATAACATCAATATCTGCGTTTGATACAGAAATAATGTCTTTTCCATTTACATCTAGGTTTCCACCTAATTGTGGTGAAGTATCTGAAACTAAATCTGTACTTACAACTTGAAAAGTATTATCTCCCCTTAAAAAAGTTGTATTGTCTTTTGTTCCTGTAGCAGAAAGTTTTACAAGTGAAACTGCACCATCTGCAATTTTTGCAGTTGTGACAGAACCATCAGCTAAAGTAATAGTGCCCGCTGATGCATCAAAGGTTGCACCTGAAGGAATAGTTATAGTATCTCCACTATCTCCTAGCTGCACACCTGTCCCTGATCGTGGGCTAATTTTATTTACTTTTACTTCACTCATTATACTCCAATTAATACTTGGATTTCGTCATCATCTAATCCCAAGTCTTTTAGTTTTTGTTTACCAGATGCTTTTTTATTTATTGCGTTTGTATCTAAAGTATTAGCTTCAGTTTCAAACTCATTTAATTTTTCCATTGTAGGTTTTTCAATATCTAAATTCCAAACTGAAATATAAACATCTTCTTTATTAACATTTCCTAGTGGAGAAGCTAAAACAACATCATCTAAAAAATTAACAGAATTAACTCCTTTAGATTTTGCATATAATTCAACTTTTGTTTTCCATTTTGCCATAATTTTATCCTATGTTGCTGCTACTAAAAATGCTCTAAACCAAGTATAATTACTTTCGCCAGCTATAGCTGGAGCAGAGCCACTATTGGTATCTCCGACAACTGCTGTATAAACATAATCACTAGATCCGTTTAAATAAATTAAATTTTCAACTCCAACATTTGCACCTTCTCCAAAACTAGTGTTAAAAGTTATTTGATTAATTGCTCTTTCACTATAACTACTACCACCACTACCATTTTTAAAAATTTGTCCATAACACATTTTCATATTACCACCAGATGTTGTGGCATGAGTTTGAAAACTAACATAATAATATCCAGCGACATTAGGTGTGTATCTTCCAGTGCTTGTGTCAAATCCAGAACAAGTATCAACATTGACAGAATTATAATTATTAATTGTATAAAGTGCACCATCAGTTAAATTTTGTGAAACTGCAGTCATTTTTGCAACAAAATAAGGTTTATTTGATTCACCAGCAGCAAAAGTCGGAGGAGCACCTGCACCTGCTGAAGTTAAAACTTGTCCTGCACTTCCTGTTGCAACTGCAACTGGGTTTCCTGAAGCATCATATGAAATAATATTGCCGTCTGTACCTGGAGCCATTTTAGCTAAAGTTACTGCATCATCTGCAATTTTTGCTGTTGCAATTGTTCCTGAAAGAGCAGCAGTAAGAGTTTCATTTCCACCATCACTACCTTCAGTTAAAGATATATTTGTACCTGCAACTAACTTACCATTTAAAAAACCTGCTGTTGTATCGTTAGCAGATACTTTTACTTTTTCTGTATCAGCACTTCCAAATCCAGTAGCAGTTCCATTATTAGTAATAGTTGCGCCTGCAGGAATAGTGATCGTATCACCTGATTCACCTAACTGTGTTGCAGTTCCTGATTGAGGAATTATTTTATCTACTTCTAATGTGCTCATTATAATATAATTAAAACTCCTGTTACTGTTATTGTTCCTGATACTGTTACTGGTCCTGCTAATACACCTGAGTCCATTGTTTGAACTTCATCTAATGTAGACGCATGAGTTACAACGTAACCTGTAGCTTGCATAACAGGTGACATTGCTTTTTTTGCTGGAATTGTACAAAATACATCTTTTTCTCCACCTGCAAAATTTACTTTGTTATTTGAATTAGTAGATGATAAAACAGTATCTCTAGAAAGAGTATCTGGTGTTGCATCAGTTACTGTACCAATACCTACTTCAAATTCAGTTTGACTTGAATTTGTAATACAGTAATAAGTTTGATTACCAGTACCAATACCTGTTACAAAAGATTCAAAACCTTGCGATGCACCAGCTAGATTAACAGTTACTGTTCCAGTAGTAGTACTTGTTTCTTTTACTCTATCATTAATGATGAGTGCAGCCATAAGTACTCCTTTAAGCTATTCTAATTAAACCAGCACTAGCATTAGCAGTTGGAAATTGTAATTCAAAAGTTCCATTTGTTGAAGTTTTAATTCCTCCAAAATCTAAAACTGCGATTGCAGAATTAGCATTATTAGCATTATATAAAAGTGCTGCTTGTGCTGAAATTGTTGCATTAGGAAATGTAACATTATCCGCATCAAAAATTGCTGTAGTTCCATCTACAGAAATAGCTACATTAGTTAAAGCATTTCCGCCCGTAGTATAATTAGAAGTTACGTTTCCTAAAACTTCATTTGCTGTTATGTAAGCAGATGTTGTTGCATTTAAAGTTGCTGCATTAGTGTATAGTGCACATTTAAGAGTTTGAGCTTCAAGGTTTCCACCAGGCGACATCAAGTCTTGTTTAAACACTGTGCAAATTGCTTGTACGATTGCCATATTATTGTCCTCCAGTTAATGTGTTTGTACCAACAGGGCTACCTGGAAACTTATAGTCAGTTCTTCTTCTTCTACGAGCTTCGTTGTTTACAGTAGTAACTCTTGTATTATACAAATTTAAGTATATAGTATAATCTTCCATGTTCTTTGTAAAGAGATTTGCTTCTGCTAAACAACCATATAATAAAACATCTGGAATAGTTTCAGTGTACCAATTAGTAGTGTTAGTATTAGATAAAGGATTAATTTTTCCTTGATATCCTAATTTTAAAGTGTAAGCTTGATCAGGAGTAGGAGCTAAATATATACGATCATCATCAAAATTAGTAAAATATTTAGGTTGACCTTGAAGAGCTATATTTGGCCAATATTCTTGGCAATAAGCTAAAGTTTTCATTTCTAAATAAGTAACTTGTGTACCTACAGTTATTGTTAAATAATTAAATAACATAGGTTCAATAGCAGTTGGAAGATTTACAAACCTATCACCAGCTATTGCTGTAGTAGTTACATTTTCATTAAATCCTACAGGATCAATATCTCTTGATAATGAAGAAAATGTATTATCTATAAAAGTATCTAGTTGATTATTAAAATCAGTTCCAGTATTTTCTGCCCAAGTTTGTATATCAGTCTTTAGACTGCTGTAAGTCATTGCCATTTTTGTTCTCCACTTTTACGTCATCGTCAATCTTAAATTTAGTCCATACGTGTCCTGCAAATGGATAAGTTCCATAATGAGTTAAAGGACTACGAAGATCAACATGTATTTTACCGCCTATCTTTTGCCATAATCTACAAAAAGCATAATCCTCTGATAAATATCTATTACTTTTTTCATCAATAATACAGTCAAAAAATGCATAACAGTTGTTACTTCCATACTTTTTACCATTAATAATTTGATCGCTAGTATATTTAAGGTTAGGATAAGCTTTAATCATTTTTCTAAATACTTCTTTTTTAATACACATAAATCCAGTTGCTGCATCCATCACTTCTGTAAAACCATTATTAACATCTATATTATTAGGATCTGAAAAATTAAGATTATAACCTAAAGCTCTTTGTTCTAAATGTTTATCACTTTTTTTTAGTAGTTCTGGTATTTTTTCCCAATCAATAGATTTTCTAGGATAAACACCACAAGCTACATCATAATCTGATAATAATATTCGTGTTACTGCATCTCCATTAAATCCTATATCAGAATCAATAAACATTAAATGAGTAAATAGATCAGGATTAGAATCTTCTGAATCTAAAAACTGACTTACTAAAGTATTTCTAGCTCTAGTAACTAAACTTTCATTTCCCATTGTATTTAAATGTACTCTATAATTATTCTTTGCTGCAGATTGAGTTACACTCATAATTCCATGTAAGTATCCTTCAGAAAGTTGACCGCCATAACAAGGTGTTGCGATCATAACACTCAGTGTTTTATTTTTCATCATGTTACAACAGTAACACTTCCTAAACTTACTTGTAACAAATTTGTGTTAGTTGTATACCAAGTTGTAGGAATAGTTGCAACTCCTACATAAACAGATTGACCAGATGTATTTTGAAAACTTGGTAGAGCAGTGACTTGATTAGGAACACCACCTGTAGATGATCCAACTGCACCTCCACCTGTTCTTGCTGCTTGTGTTGCAGATATACTAGCCGATGGTCTAGCATTTTTTAAAGTTTGTGCATCGGTAAAATAAGTTAAATCTAATTGAGGTTGTTTTGGTTCCCACTCAGAAGTATGTACAAACATTCCAGTCCATTCAAATACCATTTCTTGATAAGGAAATTTTAAACCTGATCTATCTGAAATTGCATAAGCATATTTTCCTCCAGAAAATTTTGCAGAAGGTGCTCTATGAGGTCTAGTACTTGCTGGTACTCTAGCCATTATGAATAAAAACTCGTCCCTGTTGCTGGTAAAATTCTAGTTGAAGGAGTATCATCGCCAGCAACTAATCGTTGATATGCTTCTTCATAATCTATTTTTAAAGTTTGTTGCGTAGCTGGTGTTACACCAGTTCTTTTTTTAGAAAGATAATAAGCAAGTCCTGCACACATACACTCAAAAGCTCTAAATGGTACATCTATGTTTTGTTCTACTCCATTAACAGTAGAAGCTGTAATATCTTCTATTTTTCTCATTCGATAATAAGTTATAGTGTAATTAGTATCAGGAGCTGGATAAATTTTTAAAACAGGTGTACTTAATCTTTGTAAATAATATTGTGTAGGTCTAGCTCGTGTAGTTTTATTTGAAATTGCTGCATAATCATTTAATCCTAAAGCAGTCATTGCAAATTCAGATCCGTCACTTATTTGAATATTTGCATTAATTATATCTACTGTATCACTAGGTAATGTGTATTCAATAGTTCCAGTTGTAATAGCTAAAGTTTTATATTCTACTGTCCATTGATTGTAACCACGATTAGCCCAATCACTAAACATAATATTCATACTACGTCTAGCTGATCTTACATCATAACCTAAAATAGGATCGCCACCTATTCTGTCATAAGCTTCTTGTATTACATCATTTACAGTTAAAGTAAATGTGGACGTTCCTGATAAAGCCATAGTCCTCCATTATGCAAAAAATGCTGTAATTCCACCAACATCAGTTAAAGTTGCTTGTAAAGATGTACCAAATCTTACACCGTCACTTGGTAAATTAATAGTAACTGGT